CAAGCGACAGCGTCAATGCCGCGATGGTCTACACGAGTACATGGGCAAACACTCAATTTCTGACCACCTCGTCCATTCTCAGCAACGACATGAAAACGGGTAGCTCCGCCATCCTGGAGAGCGCCAAGGCCGCCAAAGTAAATTTTGATTTGGGGACTTACAATTGGGTCACAGGCACAAACCAGTCAAAAAATATTCAGACCAGTGCAGCCAACCAGTCCGCCGCTATTGCTTTGAACAATACCAACGAGCGGGCGGTAATCGAGATCAACGCCGCCAACGCATCTAGCCTCTACACCACAGCAGCCGGCCTGGGGCTGAAGGCAAACGTCGACACATCAGGTACAGACTTCTCTACAAAAGTCGAGGCCGCCGGGGACAATCTAGCCAGTGCGGTTGGCAGCATCGCCGCCATGCTAGGCGGCGGTAGCTTCGGTGGAGGGGTCGGAGCCGGCGGTAAGTGGTCGACGGGAACAACGAATTTTACTGACTGTCTATTCGAGGGCGGTTTTGTGGACGGCTGCACTGGCGTCTCAATCCCCGGCCTGAAATATACAAATCCTCAGGGCGTCACATCCATCATCAACCCCATGAATTACATATCAGGTGGCGGTATAAGCAACTATATCAACCTCCGGGCGAGGGGTGGACTGATTGAAAAACCAGAGGTTGCCCTGCTTGGCGAGGCCGGATCTGAGATGGTCCTGCCCCATGATATCACCCAAACAATTCTGAACATGACAAACTCAGGCCGAGGGATGGGGGGCAATACCACAATCAACATCAATTTAGACGGTAGGCAGATAGCCCAGGCCGTCATGAACAGGGCCACCGGCATGATGAGGCAGTCCGGGCTGGGGGTCAGATGAGCACCTGGGAAGAGGTCGGAGCCCTCACCTGGGAGGAGGCGGGGGCTTTCACCTGGCAAGAGTTGTTCGGCTATGAGCTGGCTATAGAAATAGCCGGAGTAGCCATAGGCTCGCCTCGCCGGGATAGCTTCTCTATCCAGCACCGGCTAGAGGAGAGGTCCACGGCCAGCTTCCAGATAGTGGACAAGGGCGATGGATACGCTTTTGAGTATGGGCAGGAGGTGATCATCCGAGACATTGACAGCGACATAATCTTCGGCGGTATCATCTCTGAGGCAAAGAAAGAACAGCTCACTCCGCCCTGGGCATCCTGCATCCACCACATAGCCTGCACTGACTACCACGCCCTGGCCGATAGGCGCGTATTCCTGGCCGCATATGAGGAGACGACCGGGGCCGATATCGTTTATGATGTGCTGGATGTACTCTCCGAGGAGGGAGTGACCGAGGGTGAGATCCAGGCAGGAGAGGACCTGGAGAATTTGAGCTTTAACCGGGTCATGTGCTCGGAGGCCCTGGAGAAAGCGGCGGAGCTATGCGGTTTTACCTGGTTTATCGACCAGGAAAAGAAGCTCTACTTTGTGGCCAGGGGGACCTTCTCCGCCGCCTGGGACATTGCCTCCGCCGGAGAGCATATCAGGCAGAGGTCGCTGGAGGTTGTGGCTGGCAATCCTGAGTATCGCAATGTACAGTACATCCAGGGCGGCCAGGCTCTCACCTCAACTCAGACGGAAACTTTTGTAGGTGACGGCACCGCCCGGTCCTTTGCCCTCCGCTACCCTCCGGCCAAGCAGCCCACGATCACCTTGAATGGTGCTGCTCAGACTATAGGGATCAAGGCCGATACTACCGGCTATGATTGGTACTGGTCGAAGGGCGATCTCATCCTGGCTCAGGATATTTCCGGTACGGTCCTGGAGCCGGAGGATGAGCTTGTGGTGCAGTATGTGGGCAGCTACAAGCTGATAGCCAAAGCAAGCCAGGCCTCCGAGATCACCAGGCAGGCTCTAGCGCAGGGCTTTGGCTCAGGGAAAATTGAGCACGTGGCCAAGGACGCTGCAGTCGAATCACAGGACTCCGCTATGGCTATGGCCCGGGCGAAGCTCCTCCACTATGCGAGAATTGGCACCAAGGTCAGGTATGAGACCTTCGACTCCGGCCTGGCCGCCGGGGTCCTGCAGGAGATAGATTATCCTGTCGCCGGCCTGGACGCCATCCAGGCGCTCATCACGGCCATAGAGATCACCTCGGAAGGTGGGAAGCTTCTCTACAGGGTCGAGGCCTGTGATGGGCCCGTGGAGGACTCCTGGGAGAAGATATTCTGCAGGTTGGCGGATGAGACGAAGCGATCATCATCTGAGAGCCTGGGCGAGGCGGATGTGGTCCAGGGCTTAGAGGAATTTTCGAAAGTCTGGACCTCATCAGACCACCCTAACCCCTTCCTGGCCGTCTATCCTGGCAGTGCTACACCTGCTGATGTGGACTTCCCCTGCCTGGCAGATGATGACAAGCTATCCTATTGCGTGCTTTATACGGGCGGAATTGAGTTTTTCAGGAAGCCTATCACTTCTCAAACTATTGGAGCCACACAGATCGACACCATATGCCTGATCCTGGCCACGGAGGCAAATGGCACTGTGATCTCTCATGTAGGCCTATGGGGCGGGGATACCTGCTCTGCCACCACAGGAAGCGGGATCGAGATGGAAAAGCATGCCTATGTGAAAACCAAAAACAGTTTAGAAAGTCTACAGCTCAATTTTACTGACACTTACGAGGCCTGATTATGGGGACGCCATGTTCTAGAAATTCCGGGATAGTCAAACCGCTATCGACTGAGCTTGCGGCCATCAGCACGCTCAACACCAATTACGATGTCATAGACGCTGCACTGGCTAAAGGAAAATGGGATGCCACGGCGGACCCTGCTGTCACCGACGACTCCGGAGACGGCTATTCCATCGGCTCCATTTGGGTCAATGTGACGGCGCATAAGGTATTCATCGCCGAAGATGTTACTGTTGGAGCTGCACTATGGCGACAGGTCGACAATATACTGAACAAATATGATGGCACTACAGACCCAACCACCGGAGACGACTCAGTAGACGGCTATGCGGCAGGATCGGTCTGGATCAACGTCACCGACAACAAGATATTCATCGCCAAATCCGTATCTGTCGGCGCTGCTGTATGGGATCAAGTCTACCCACAGGTCACCGATTTTGCCTATCCGCCTTATGATGTGATCGTCCGGCTCTCCGGAACTTCGGTAATTGCCGAAGACAGTGACGGCACCGAAATAGACAGCGGCACTGCAGGCACGGATGATACGGTGGTCCTGCAGGCCGGGATAGACGCGACTCCTGACGGCGGAGTACTCTATATCGGGCCGGGGACATACGAGAACCTGGTAGCGGATACTGATTTTGTCCTGAACTCCATTCCGCAGACAGTCTATGCCTGCCTGCTCGTCACCGGTGGGAAGAACATCCACATCCGTGGGGCCGGGATCGACAGCACTATCCTGAAGCTGAAGGCTGGGGAGAACGCATCGGGCCACCCGGCTATCATGATACTGAACAGAGCAGCCGGAGAACTCGACCCTGGCTATACCTCCTTCGAAGTCTCCGACATGACCCTGGACGGCCTGGGCCAGGATGAGGCTTTTGATGGCGCCGCTCTGATCCTGACAGGCTCGACCAGGAGCGGCGGGCGATTCTTTAGGCTCAAGCTGAGAAACTACTATACCGGCCTCTACTCAGGCAACAATGGCAGCGGGTCTGAATCGGACCTCATCATCTCGGACATCATCTGCGAAGGAATTGAGGAAGATGGTGTCATTGTAGATACTGGCCAGAATGTTGCCATCTCCAATGTAGTGGCTCGGGAATGTGGGTCCGGAGTCAACCTCTATGGCAATACCGACTATGAGACCAGGGACCCCGATCACATAGTAGCCAGCAACATAACCTGCCTGGATGCGGGTTTTACGGTCTGGTGCATCAACAATGCTCAGATAAGCAACGTGATCATGAATGTGGAAGGCCTATCTACCAGCTATGGGTTACTGGTGCACGATTCTATAGGAGTACGGTTCTCAGGCTGCCAGTTCATAGGTCCGGATTCGATATCAGGAACCTATGGAAAAGCCAGCTATATCACCGCCGGAATGGATGGTGCCGGTGACGTGGATTTTTCGGACTGTTATTTCTCTGCCTATAATGCCCTGCAGGTATTGGGCTCTGCAGTGATCCGGGCGCAGGGCTGCAGGTTCAGAGGTACGAGCACCTGCATCTACCTGAAAGATATCGATGCTGTTACTTGTGCAGCCACGCTCACAGGCTGCCTCATAACTCCGGTAACTACCGCTAAAAAGTGGGATGTTGCCGCCGGTGCATCCCTGGTGATGTGGTCGACCAGATGCGATCCAGAGACATCCCAAAAAACTGAATCCGGTGACGTCTCAAACATGGATGAGGCGGTCGGATTCTATCAGCAGGCCCTTATCAATGGAGAGTTCCAGGTCAATCAGCAATCTGTGAGCCCCTACACATCCGGCACCACGCCCGACAATGGAGACGATACATATCTGTTTGATCAGTGGATCCTCCTCTCGGACGGGGATGATATTGTCGATGTGTCTCAGGAAACTTCGATAGTTCCACCTGGGGCGGCCACTGCTGCAAAATTTGAGGTCGAGACTGCAAACAAGAAGTTCGGAATCCTGCAGATAATCGAGAATGTGGACGCCCTGAAGCTGGCCGGGAAGGCCGTCTCCCTCCAGTTCAAGGCCAGAACCACCACCGGGAAGTTGATTGAGAATATCCGGGCCGCTGTGCTCTCCTGGGACTCCACGGCCAATACCGTAACGAGCGACGTGGTAAGCTCATGGGAGGCCGAAGGCAGCAATCCCACCCTGGCAACCCACTGGACGGCGGAGAATACGGCAGCCAATCTGGCTTTAGTTGCCGATACCTGGACCACCTACAGGATCGAGAATGTCAAGGTGGACACGGCCAACATGTCCAATCTGGCGGTGTTCATTTGGGTAGATGACGGCGATGCTGCAGTAGACGATCTCCTCTATATTTCGCAGGTGCAGCTCAACATAGGCGCGAAATGTGCGCCATATAGGCCTATGAAGTTCACAGAGGAGATCGAAAAGTGCTATCGGTTCTGGGAGTCGTCATACTCATATGGCACTGCACCAGCAACCGCGAGCACGGGAGTGGGTCTGGGTTTGCTGGTTGGAATTAATACAAATTCCGCTCAGTACATCGGAAAAGGGTTTAGGCAGCCAAAACCAGGGGTGACTACGATAACTATCTATAATTATCAGGGATCTATCAATAAGGTGAATGACACCGGATCAACTGAAATAGGTACGACAGTTGTCTCCGCGAACACTGAGCGAAACGGCTTGAGGAAGGTCACTGATGCAGCCAACCCATTCACGGTGGGCGCATTCTATCAATGCCATTGGGTAGCAGACGCGAGGCTCTAAAATGTCAGACAGATGGTATATCCGGATCAATGCCAATGGTATCGTCACTTACGGATTTTCTGATGACTTCGTAGCACCACAGGCAGGCGATATCCTCATCCCAGGGCATGGGCGGGGCTTCGGCCTGATGCTGCATGATGTCATGGGCCGGCCTCTCTGGAGATGGGACGGGTCTCAGCTCGTGGCCAGGGGCGAAGATGAGCGATATACGCTGGAGGAGGCGAAGGCTGATAAGAAAGAGGAGATCCGGCAGCGGGCCAGGGACACCTTCAATCGGCGAAATGATACGATGGATATCGCTTTCGCTGTTTCCCAGATGGCCAGCAACGGCCAGAAGTGGCAGGACCTCATGGCCGATGTCACCGACTGGCGGGCAGCCCGGAAGACAGCTCTCGACGCGGTAGATGCCGCGACCTCAAAAGCTCAGGTCGCTGCAATCAAATTCACAGTCCCAGGGAGGTAGATCATGGCCTACGTCGTCACCTCCTGGATCGAGACCGGCATGAGTACGGTAGCCAAAGTCGCAGCTCTGAACAACCTGGAAACGATCTATTCAGAGGCAGTATCCGCGATCGATGCGATTACCCACAGCGACCGCTACTACACGAAAGCGCAAGCGGACGCTCGATATTTCACCTCATCCACCGACGGATCAGGTTCCGGGATGGTTGCAGCCACCCTCGACGGCTGGACGGCAGTGCAGATCATCAATAGCGGCGTCCCTGGCCGATGTATAGGGATGTGGCGGTCCACTGTCGCGACCATCCCGGAGGGATATGTGCTCTGCGACGGCCTGAATGGGACTCCTGACCTCAGAGATCGCTTTCTCGTTGCCGCCGGGGGCAACTATGATCCTGGGGACGTAGGCGGCTATAACACAGTCACTGCGACCGCTTCATCTGTCACTATCGGTAGTCATACCCTGACCGCTGGTGAGATCCCCAAACACGATCACGGCACCATCCCCGACTGGTATAGCTTCGGCCAGGATAAGACCCGTGGCAGCAGTGGCAGCATAAAGCCAGCCACCGGCACGGTACAGGAAGACAGCTCCTACACCGAAAACACCGGAGGAGGTCAGGGACATTCTCACAGCGGAAGTTTCGCCGGCACAGAAAACCAGGAGAAGCGGCCACCATTCCACGCCCTGTGCTTCATCATGAAGGAGGAAGTATGAGCTATACAAAGAATCATGAGGCCTGGGCGGTGACAGATCCGATCACAGCGGAGGCCATGAACCATCTAGAGAGCCAATGGACTTCTATCAAATCGTTGATCGACATACATAACCACGATACGAGGTACTATTCCAAGACCGCCGCCGATGCTAAATTCTTCAGCACCTCCTCTTATGCCGGCTGCGATGCTGATATGGTTGATGGCCTGCATCTGAACGACATAATCACCACAGTCATGCCCATCGGGGCGATCATGGCCTGGCCGGGGACGGATGCTGATGTCCCTGCCGGGTGGTACGTCTGCGATGGCGCGAGCCACGGCGGACATGTGACCATGGATCTGATTGACTACTTCATCATTGGCGCCGGAGGAGATTATGATATCGGGGACACCGACGGGCCGGGTAGCTGGAATGGCACCATAACACCCACCGGCTCGATCACGGTAGGCGATCACATCCTGACAGAGGCGGAGCTCCCAGCGCATACCCACGACTACACCGAGAAGCGGAATGCCTATGCGGTCTGGCTGCCGAACTCAGGGATATTCTCCTCGACACTGTATCAAGAAACTACGGCCATAGGAGAGCAGGCGACCGGCGGCGGAGCGCACAACCACACATCCGGATCGAGTATCACCTTCAACTCCATCGACCCCAGGCCGGCATATTACGCCCTGTACTTCATCGAAAAATGTGAGTGAGTGACCATGGCATACGTACCTAATCCAACCTGGGCATCAGATACGGTGATATCTACTGCGGCTCTCGACAATCTTGAGACAGAGTATGAGGAATCATACTCCTATCTCACCACCCACAACCACGACAGCGACTACTACCTGCAGGCGGCTATGGACAGCGCCTTCTGGCATACTGGGAACGATGGCCCCGGCTCCGGCCTGGATGCGGATCTCCTCTATCACGAGGATGGCAACCTACATGGCTCAGAGTTCTATGGGCTTGGAGTCCCAGAGGGTCTGATCATCTGGTATCATGGCGATCCTGCCTCTCCTCCCTCCGGCTGGGCCTCCTGTGACGGGAACAACGGCACGCCAGACCTCCGGGGAAAGATGCCCTTTGGGGCAGGTGGCACCGCAAACCCTGGGCTAACCGGGGGATCGGCGACATTCACGGCGGCGGGGACGCTTACCGTGGATGCTCACGTCCTGACCATCACAGAGATGGCAGCTCATAACCATCCATTCACGGACCGCTATCAGCTAGGAGGGGTGT